TCTATAAACAGTATCTACTATACCCCTATGATTCTCCTGAATATAACAATTTCCCAAATGAAATGTCTGAAACGTAATTGGATAACCACGCCTATCCTCAATCATCATAACAGCGGTACCAAATGCACCAATATCCAAATAAACTTCATGCGACTGAGAAGCGAAATTAGAACTAGGAGAATTAAAAACTTCATCATACAAAATATTCTCCACATCCTCTAAATATGCACGTCCTTGTCTAGAAACATCCACTTGAGGATTAACAAACTTCAACTTAAACCATCTTTCTGTGGGAGATGTCATTAAACCAGAAATACCCGCCGCTAATTGTTCATTCGCCCAAGGAGCAGTACCATCAAAAATAACATCAGTCCTACTCTGTCCGCGAGCAGTAGACTTAGTAAAATCACCTCTATTCGGCAAAATATAGGTCATAGCGTCCTGCCAAATACTCTCCCAAGGATTCCTCTTGGTTTTCAGCTGGTCAAACAATTCCAAATAATGCTCTATTGTTTTCTTATCTGTCAAAACGGCCATTAAGGAACCCCGCCTAATTTAGTAAACCGCAATGTGGTACCTTGATCAAATAACCCAGGTCCAGTTAATTTTGTAGATGCTCGACTACTTCTTTTTGCCAAAGCAATTCTGTTTTTCTCCTCTGCCTCTGTGATCTTAGGATCGTCCTCTTTGGGAGGAGGAGGCGGAGGCGGAAGTGAAGGAGCAGAAGGTCTACCCATTATGATATTCCTTTCACAGATAAAGGATTATAGTTATCGTCAGCTACCCGAGGATAACGAGATCCCTTAGGACGCTTCTTTTCCAAAGACAAAGCCAAATACCTCAAAGCATCCATATAATCAGATGTCCAATCATGATACGGCTTATCATTAAAACACCTCTTCTTATCGTCCCACTCTTTCCTATGCTGACGAGCTGCTTCTATTAACGATTCTGTCTCCTTTACATCATTCCAATAAATCCTGCTCATTATCCCCCGAACAGCTTCTATCCCATCCTCTATACTCAACTTGGGAAGGATTCTAAACCTCAATCCCAAAGATAAAGCAGCCTCTACGCGAGAACGACCTGTTGAAAAATCCCGAGCTTGCAAGTCGTGCGGACCAAAATGGTTACCGTAACAATATTCTGACCGATGTCCCTCTGATAACTTGTTCACGTAATGCGCTAGTCCTTCTCCAACAGAAGAATAACAATCAATTATTCTTATTTCCAAACCATGCAATTGAAAGAAAATAATAACTGTAGCGTCCCCTACACCAATATCCCAAGCTGTATGGACCAATAAAGCCGAATCGTAAGGAAACTTTCCAATTCTTCCGGTCTGCAATGCTACCTTCATCGCTGATCCGTAATATGATCCAACCAATGCGGCATCGAATGAACAATAAAATTCCTGCTGAACCATCTCTTCAGGCATCCCAGCCTCTCTCTCATCGTCAATAGCCTCCTGACTTATAGCCCCTGTATCGTCACATGTCAAAATCTCGCTAAACCATTTCGGACTCTTCTGCGCTGTCTTCAACAACCGATACCCATGATTACGACCTCTCGGCGTATAAATAAAAATAGCCCAACCCTCGTTCTCTGCCAAAATAGGACGAATCAAATCCCATGCCCGAGGATCCTGAACTGAATACTCTGACAACACAACCCCTACAGGATTAGGACCCACCAGCCGATCAGGATTATCAGACCCCACAACCTGATAAACAGACCCGGTCTTAAATTTAATCCGCATCTCCGTATTGTTCGGCTCCCCTAAAATATTCTCCTTTGGAAAATGATCTATAAACTTCCTCCCAGTCTTGGTCATCCCCTCCCAAGCAATCTTACGCCCCTGATTATATGTAGGAAACAAATGCCAATACAAACCAGGACGACGGATGGTACAAGTAGCAATCCAATTAATAAGGGTGAGGTCCTTTCCTGCCCGTCTATGCCATACACACGCAGCCCTCCTTCCACCCGCTTCCAAAAATTTCCAAAGAGGAAGCTGATAATCCCTGGGATTCCAATCAACTGGAACAGTAATCTGTGCCATTACTTCACGTCATTCACGCGATCAGTCTCACCGACGATCATATTAATATTCATTGGACCAACAATACCGTTATACTGAAAATCTACAGAATCGCCCACTTTATACAACAACTCATAAACATACAACTCATTTGCGTTTGTCATCGTCCCTAGTATAATTGTGGATGTGGAACTGCTGTTCGTCACTAGAGCCCGCAGATTTGCCCCCGCTGTTGCTGCCGCTATCTGAATGATCAACTTCCTTAACGGCATTTGCGCTAATGGTGTGTTTGTCGTGTACGTGAACGGGTTGCTGAATAGATCTGTGTCCACCGCTTTCGATACGTTGTGTATTGTTCCCAGTACCTTCATTAACTATCCCTCCAAAATTAACAATATTAAACTGAAGAGGAGTCCCGTCTTCCCCGGCTTTATGCTCCACAGATCTTAACTTCGGAGCAACGTATTGCGCTAACTCCTTAAGACAAACAATTCTGTCAGAAGTATCATAAAAATAATTCCCGTTTGGTGTCCTCTTTGAAATAATCTCAACCATACCCTCAAATGGATCGCAATCGTTATCCTCTAAAATCTTCTTCACATGGGCGATTGCTTTCTTCCCCGGAGATATATACGATTTAGGTTTACTTATTGTCGTCATACATAAAGCATACCACACATTTATTCTCATGTACACTATTTTTTTTTGGTATAGGTTTACTGTTAGTGTAATTATGTTGATATTTGGCCCCGATCCGGGGAGAGGGTCGGGAGAGAAAACGAGAATTTGTGAAAAAGGCCCCCCGGGGCCCTTTATTAATGAAACTAAATCCTAGTTTCATAATCTTATAGAAAGGAGGTGAGTAATATGAACAGGTTCGATTGCCTTGGGCATCCTCGGATGTCCTTAGCACAATGGAAGCATCTACATCGGTTAGTTGCTGACCTTGTGCTAGAACACGATCGTCCGTATAAGTGGAATTATCACTTATCGGACAGTGAATTCGATCAACAGGAGTTCTTTGATCGAATAAACGCTGTCATATCTCTTCTTGAAGAGATGCGATGTCGCTATCCTGGACGTTAGTCCAATTACTAACCTTAACAGACGTGAAAGGAGGTGAGAATCATGTCTACGTATTGGTATGATCTCTTAATGTCAGACATTAGAGAATTCAATGAAAAGCGCGATGATATGGGATATTGTAAAATATTTCTTATTGGAAAAGATCTAAGTAACAAGGATCTAAGAGGCGCTGATCTAAGAGAAGTTAATCTGATGAATGCTAATTTGTCTGGAAGTAATATGGCTAATTGCGTTTTCACTAAATCAGATTTATTATTCTCTAATTTAGACAATGCTGATTTATCAGGAGCTATATTGGACAGCTCTAATTTAATGAGAGCTACCCTGATAAACACTAATTTAAGAAATGCTCGATTAGTGAATGCTTGTCTACACCATGTGTACATTATTAAATCAGACCTGACCAATTGCGATCTGTCATTGGCTCTATTGTATGGTGCAAATATCATTCGTTGTAATTTAACAAAAACGAATATGCTTGGAGCTGATGTCGTAGGTCTTAACATGGACCATTGCAATATGGACAGAATAATCTGGAATCCCAATGAACCTAAAAGGAGATAGTGTCATGCTGTATGAAGAACAGTTGAAGGATATTTGTGCTCATTTAGCCATGAAACTAATATTCGAACATGAGAACTTAAGAGTTCGAAAAAATGGAGGATTTATGATTGTCCTAAGCGATGAAGAAATAGATCGTAGAATGGGTGAACTCATGAATTCTCTAGACTTAATAGCTGATAATAAATTAATCCTTAACCATAAGAAAGGAGGTGAGAACTATGTCTGAATCAGAAGTATTCATCGAGTATCTTGAGACGTACATAAAACTTGATATCATTCACTATCATGTGATAGATACTGGAGTACGTACTCAAGAAGAGAAAGAAGAAATGAGGTTACTTAGAGAAAAAGTAACTGAACTTGAAATCAAACTTGGTATACGATATGAAGGAGATAATCATGTCTGATCAAAAAGAAGTATGTGTACTTAGTGAAGCAGCAAAGAAACTTAGGAAAGAGTTTCTGAAAAAGCACATCAAGTTAATGACCATGCATCTAGAAGCAGCTCTAAAAGGTGCATGTACTCAAGAAGAACTTGATGAAATGGATGCTCTTGATGATGAAGTATGTCGATTACGACAAATCATCAGTAAGTATGATAACACACCATTCAATTAGAAAGGAGAATTCACATGAAACGATTAAATAATGTGTACCAAGAAGCAGAATCTTATGTAGGTGATGATTATATATATTGGCTAGATTCTATTGAAGAAGAATCCCAGTATTATCGCCAATTTAAACGGGATTATGGTAATATTCCAAAATACCCCTCTCATCGACTATTAACTTTAAATGACTTGAAAGGAGGTGAGAACTATGTCTAAGAACAAAAAGTAGTACCCGTTAACAATTCCGTTAACGGTAATTCCAATCCTGAAAAGGAGAATGTTATGTCTAAGAACAAAAAAGTAGTACCCGTTAACAATTCCGTTAACGGTAATTCCAATCCTGAAAAGGAGAATGTTATGTCTAAGAAACCTATGACTGAAGAAGAAAAATTAAAATTCAATGAAATTACCAGTAACATTGAGAAAGTAGTTGATGAATTAGATTGTCTTCTTATAAGTAAAGAAGAGTATGAAGAATTAGTAGCTAAGGCTACTAAAGCTTCTAGCTCTGGTAAGAAAGAACCACGTAACACTCAACAGTGGAAAGTCATCTTGTCTCAGAAGGAAAGAAACATGATGACGATGCCTCTTCAGGCACGTTGTATCGCTAAGGCGATAGATATCGTGTCGAAGAGAACTGGTAAAGAATGGGTATCTGGAGATGAACTGTTCAAAGAGATCTCCAATGAAGATTCTGATGCCTTTGTCATTACCAGACAACATCGTGCTCGTATCTTGAATTACTACGGTACAAACAACGATAAGCATCAGTTAGTCGGTGAAGTGTACGAAACTCGCCGTCCTAACTAGTCAATGAGCAGTAATTCAGGACTCCACATCCTGAACTGCCGCTCTACTGACTAACAATTGAAAACAAACAAAGAGCTCCTTAAGTGGAGAGGCCCGGAGTCTATTCTCATTCATTCGAGCAACTGCGCCGCAGCCCCTACAACTCGTGCCCGTTTGGGCACGTTAACCACGGTGCACCAACACATGCCCATTTAGGCATGCTAATTGCGACGCACCAACACAGGTCGATTCGGGCACACTAATAACGGTGTACCAACATGTGTCAAAATTGTCATGTGAACCACGGTGTACCAACATGTGTCAATTTGGACTAGAGTTGGTTCCCGGATTTTGGTTCCCAACATGTGTCAAAATAGGCACATTCGGGGATGAGATACCATCTCCCCAGTACCCTCAAATCTATTCAAAAATAGTCAAAATTTAGGTCGATTATTGGCATATTGGCATATTAGGGAATAAAAAAAAAAATTCAAAAAATTTCAATCGCTTTTTGCCAATAATACCAATAACTACACTCGATGACGAGCCTATGTATTTGAAAAGATTGGATTTAGAGGATTATTGGTAGACTTATTGGCACCATACAATTATTGGCTTCGAAAAACGATAAGTGTGTAGATTTGCATTTTCTCATAAGTTATTTTGTCAAGTTATTGGCCAAATGCCAATAACTCCAATAAATGCCAATAACTGTCAATTTAATAAAAATCCATAAAGGTTCAACAAAGTTACTTTATGGTTTTAATTAATGGCGATTTGTTATATAATATATATAATGTTAATAACGAGAAAGGAGAAGTTTTATGAAAAGGTTAAACGAGGTGTTGAGGGAAGCAGAGTCTTATCGAGACGAGGATTACGATTATTGGTTAGATTCTATCGACGAGGAGGCACAATATTATGAGCAGTTTAGACGAGGTTATGGAGATATTCCAAGAAACCCTATTAGTGGGGGATGCGCACATCGGGTTATTGGAGACACTCCGCAACGAAAACGCAGTTGATGATGCTTTATGGGATTTATTGTATGACACTCGTCAGATTTTAATTTCTGTGCAGAGAATGCAGATGACGTGCATTCGGTCTATTAACCAGGTAAAATAAGGAGAGTGTGTTATGTCTAGCGATAGAGGCAGGGCTGTGTTAGTTACTACAGAGTTCCGGGGTGTATTTTTTGGATACGTGAAGGATGAGAGTAAGTTGCCTGGTGAGATTACACTTACACGGGCCAGGAATTGTATTTCGTGGTCGTCTAAGATGAACGGTTTTTTAGGTTTGGCTGAGATTGGTCCTGACGATAGTTGTCGGATTAGTACGCAGGTCGAAGAATTGACGCTTTACAAAATTACCAGCGTTAGTAATATATCGGATCGTGCTGTGGAAGCATGGGAAAGTGACATCTGGTCGTAGTTTTTATATTTCTTCCCCCCTCGAAAAGAGGGGGGATAACCTTTGATTAAGGAGGTATTGATATGTGGTTAAATCTTTTGAAGAATGATATACCCAAGTTTAACGCAGAGCGTGAGGAGATCAAGTATGTTCCAATTAATTTAGTGCATACTGATTTACGTGGTAGGGATCTTAGACATGCCAATTTGCGTAATGTTCGTTTGATTGGTGCTCGTTTGGATTATTCAAATTTAGTGCAGGTTAATTTGCATGGGGCAAATTTAGTTTTTTGCAGTTTAGTTAAGGCTCATTTATCGGGGGCTGATTTATCTTATGCCGATATGGTTAATGCTCATTTGCATGGAGCAAATTTAGAGAGTGCCGATCTAACATATGCTGATTTGACAAATGCATATATGCGTGGGGCAAATTTAGCATGCGCCGAATTGACTTATGCCAATTTAACAGATGCTCGTTTGCCTAACGCCATTTTGGTTGACGCTGATTTAGTTGGGGCTAATCTGGCTAACGCTGATTTAACAGAAGCGGACGCTCGATGTTGCAATTTTGTTAGAGCCAATACAACAGGCGTTGATTGGACTAATACTCGGTTAGAGAGAGCCAAATTTAACGAGGTAATAGCATGAATAAAGCAGACTGGTATTCTTTATTAAAAAGAAACGTTAAACAATTTAATAAAGAAAGAAAAGAAGGAAAAATGATTGATTTATCTCATGTTGATTTATCTTACGCCGATTTGTCATATGCCAATCTATCTGGAGTTAACTTGCGATATGCTAATTTGAAAAAGGCTGATTTACGTTGGGTTAACTTAGATAAGGCCAATCTGGAAGGAGCCAATCTGGAAGAAACTTATTTACATGGAGCTGATTTAAACGGGGCTAATCTAAGTGGAGTTAATTTGAAAAATTCTTGTTTAGAGAAAGTTGATCTTGAAGGAGCTGATCTAACAAATGCTAACCTGGAATGTGCTTATTTATCCTATGTCTTATTGCGTGATGCAAATTTAAATGGGGCTATTATCTCATTTAGAAATAATATTGTACGAATCAGATTTGAGGAAGCAGACGATGAATAAAGTAAAATTTGACTGGTATGACCTTTTAACGAGTGACGTCAAGCGATTTAACGAGGAACGAATCAACAACCTCCATAAACCTATTATCCTGACGAATGCTGATCTGAAAAAAGCCGATCTGGGGCATGCTGATCTGAAAAAAGTCGATCTGGCGCATGCCGATTTAAGACTCGCCAATCTAACACATGCTGATTTGAGATATTCTGATTTGTCGTATTCCGATCTAACGCATGCTGATTTGAGATATTCTGATCTGAGAAAAGTTTCATTATGTGATTCAGATTTGAACAACGCTCTTATCACATTCAGGGACAAAACTGTAAAAATAAAATTTGAGGAGGTATAACATGAAAATAACGAAAGAAATAAGAGATCAATGTATAGCTCTAGGATCTTGTCATATTCCTAAAATCGGTACTCCTATTGAAGAGTTTACAATAGACCAGTTGGTTTGGGCTGAAGACAATTTGAAAATCGATTCATCTGTCCCTCTTTGGCTATATGCAAAAAATTCAACTGGTCAATATTCGGTTGGATTATCTAAAGGATATTGCGTTCAATATTCTATAGGTGATGGATATGGATATGAGAAAGGAAGTGGAGAATCATGTGGATATTATGGCTTCTGCTACATAAAAAGATCGAAAAAGACATCATACGGCTACGGTTATGGTAATGGATATGGATGTGGAGTAAATACAGGACATGGCAATGGATCTATGCTATCTATATCTTTTTCCACTCAAAGCAATCTGTCAAATTATATATACTAGGAGATATTAAATGACGGAATTAAAAGTAACAGAAGAAATAAGAATGAAAATATATGGGGCAGGAGCATGTTTCATTCCAAAAGTCGGGGACTCAATTGAAGATTTTACAATGGACCAATTAATTTGGGCAGAAGATAACTTAGATTTAGATCTAAATACCTCTATTCCTATTTGGCTATACTCCATTGAAGGATATGGATGTCTTGGCGAATACGGGGATGTAGTAAAATATGACAATAAATCTGGATTAGGTTCTACTGGTATTTATCCAGAAGATTTTAGTTTTGAATATGAAGTTCAGGTTGGACCAGAAATTGGAATTACTAAAAGATATAAACGTAGATCATATGGACAAGGGGATTATGGAATGTATGGAATGTTTGGAATGGGTGGTAAAGGAGGAATTGGACATGGAAATAAATACGGATATGGAGAATTATATGGACAAGGACATGGTTATCACAGATACTATTAGACAACAATGTATACAATTATCGGCCTGCCATATACCAGTAGTAGGAACTCCGATGAGTAAATATTCATATGAACAACTTGCCTGGGCAGATAACCATATTATAACTGACAGTTTAATTCCTCTTTGGTTATATGCTGTAAAAGGGTATGGATACGCTTTTGGCAATAAACCAGGATATTGTGACAGGTATAAATACGGATATGGATCAGGTTATGGCTGGTGTTTTGATTTTGGCAAAAGAGGACGAGGCTACGGATATTACGGATTTGACAACGAAACAGATCCAGAATTGGAGGGACATGGATATGGAAATGGATACGGATATGGATATGACGATGGAGCAGGATACTCAAAAGACGCAAGAGAATAAATTTGGACATGGTGAATATGGATATGGATCCAGTGCGCTTCGTCTATATGCTAACGGATATGGCGATATCTGTGGTGATGGATATGGAACCTCAACAGGAGATGGCCATGGTAAATGCTATGGCAATTCTGACTCTTATGGATGCGGCTACGGTGATGGATACATTGGAGGATACGGCGAAGGATATGTAGATGGAAATGGAAATGGGAAACTAATATAAAAAAATAGTTTACTTTTGGGACTATTTGTGATATAATATAATATAGATAAATGAATAAAACTGTATTTCTTAACTGTAACCAAAAGGAGACAACTATGACAG